CACCTCTAGTTTGAGGTAAGCCTTCTTAATATCTATAAGGATTGCTAGCAGGTTGCCACCTTCAGCGGGAGCTGACTGCTTGCGTGGTTGCCCATCGTTAATCATCTCTTGTGCTTGCTCTAATACTGTGCCATCTAGCACCGAGGCTATGACGTGTGGTAGAAGCTGTGCTATAACTACTGTGTCATAGAAAGACTCATCACCTATCTGATAGCCAGACTTCTTAGCCTTCTCCTTGCGAGCATATCTCTCACAGTGACGGCGCATCTGCCAACTGATACGCTTCTCATTGATAGTTCTTTGTATTGTATTCTCTTCATTAAGTAGGGTAGCGTAGTGTTCAGCCCTTGACATAGCCCAGGCGTAGCACTCTTGGGTTACATCATCTCGCTCAACCCATTGTCTGAACCGGCGGTAGATACTGTTAGCTACCGGCGGTACTAAATCATAGAACGCGGGGTGTAGTTGATTGCTCATTGGCTCTCTTATTCATCTCATCTATGTATCGGTCAGCCTTCAATCGTTTCGCTTCAGCAATTTTCTTGCGGCGTAGTGCCGCGTTATACCAGTTATGTTTCTTATTCATTGTTACCTCTAGCAATAGCAGCAGCACCAATCATTCCTGATTTGAATAAGCCATCATCTAGAGACAGACTTTCAATCTGTGCCTCAATCTCTTTGGCTATCTTCTCTCTTATCTCTGCTTCCATTCTGACAAAGATGAAGTCTAGATACTTGGTAGATTCGTCAGTCATTGTGAGTCCAGACTAATTTCTCTGCGGCGTAATGATGAATCAATCTTCTCTCCTCTTCATCCTGCCATTTATTCTTGGCTATCTCTGCCATATGTGGGCACATCAGGCAGTCAGGCTCATCGCAGGTATCTACAAATATCTGCGCTAACCTGTTGTACCAATCTTGGTAGGTCATTCGGGTAGCTCGGGCCACTTCTTGTCTATCACCATCATTGCGATGGCGGAGTAGTTCAGTAAATCTAAGAAGGAATCTCTGAGGCTCTCGTTGCTGGGAGATACGTTGCTATCAAGGAGGTTATTGATGCGAGCCACTTTGTCCCACATCCGCACTCTAAGTCCGTTGAGTGCTCCACCTGGAGAGTGAGCGATGTTCTTCGGGCCGTAATCGTGATGCTTGCGGATGAGCAGATTTCCTGCGGTATCGAGAATTGACCAGACATCTCTGACAAACTCATCATTTATTTTCTTGCGGGCATCGGCTGGCAAGTTATCGTACCAGCTTTGTAATCTATCGAAACTATCGTCATCCCCATATCCATCAATAATCTGGCTGCCTCTTGCAACTCTTTCTTGCTCATTCATCGCACTCCTCCTAGTAGGTTGTTCAACGCATCGGGTCCTTCTGCCAGATAGAACTCGTTGATGTCCATACCTGGTGGTAATTGTACTATTTGCCCGTTTGTTAATTCGCTGGAGACACGCCGAGAAAACTCGGCTCCAGGATTACTGCCATCTTCTTTAACATCATTATCACCAACAATAAATACTCTATCAAAACCAGTAAATAATCTAGCAAAGTGTGGCTTCCAAGCGGTAACACCAGGCACTCCGACTGCTGGTATATTGCACATACCTGATAGCACTACCGCATCTAACTCACCTTCACATATAACTATGTTAGGCACATCAAGGGTTACATCAGCTACGTTATACAGGTGTGACTTCTGTCCAAGTGGTGAGCCATACTTAGGTTTGCCATCATCTAATCTTCTAAACTTAAAGCCAACACAATGACCAAGCACTGTGATGTATGGTATTGATAGCCAACCCTGATGTTGCTCGTGTCCGTTGGCAGGTTCAGTAATTGAACCCAACATAAACTGCCGAGCTACATCCTCAGATATCCCACGTCCTTCGAGGTAGGCTACGGCCTCTTCGCTTAGACTCTGAGCGTACCGCTGTGCCGCCTCCAGCAAGGATTTCATCTGCTCGCTCGACTGCATCTTTGAATCCTATCCCTTCCTTCTCCATAATAATATCAAACGCTGACCCACCTTTACCGCAAGTGTGGCAAAAGTATAGGTTGCCATAAGTATCTATCACTGCACTTCTCCTAGTGTCGTTATGAATACAACACTTGACAGATACGTTACGTCCCTCTCTTACTTCTCCTCCGTAGAACCTAACGATGTCTGCTATGGGGATTGTACTTGCATCGGCGGAACCTTTTCGTTTCGCTTTACGAACCACCCTGGACCAGTCTTGTGCTGGCATCCACAGTCCCCCTCACACTTACCGTGAAATGATTGAGATAACTTGTACTTGTTATTTGTATTGTACGTTGCTGCTATCTGACAGTCGTGGCAAATCACTTCTTGTCTTCTTCCTTCTTCTCCTCAACCACAGGTTTAGGTTGCAGGATTTCTGTAGATGTTATCTGTCCCTCTGGTACTGGCATTTGCTCTATCCATTTCTCTAGTGTTTGTATTACCCAAGCATCTTCAATACTAGCATTGCGTCTCTTAACAATTACGTAGGCAGGCGGAGGAACTACAATGCCTCTAGCCTTTGCATAGTTGTGAGCTTCCTTCATAGCCTCTGCCCAGAACTGCGGTAGGTCCACCTTCTTGCGGTTCTTACACTCCAGAATATAGGTCTGACCTGCGATTATGGTAACGATATCGCCTTCATCTGAAGCCCCGGCTTTGGCTAAACGTTCAGCAAAGTGACCTAGTTTGCGTAGATATTTCATAACATCTGTCTCAAACTTTGAACCCTTAGCCTTGTTGTAACTAGACAATTCCGTTGACCGCCATCTCTATACCTCGCTCCAAAGAAATCTTTGGTTGATAAGACACCCACATCTTGGTGTTATCAGATACTCGGTGCATACATCCAACAGGTTTATCTGGTCTGGTAACTATCTCACCTTTGTATCCAACTGCATCCATACACATCTGTGCTAGCTCTAAGAATGATGTTGACCTACCCCATCCAAGGTTAACTGGACCCATAGGCGCTGACTCAAGTGAGGTAAGAACTGCATCAACAATATCTCTGATGTGTATAAAGTCTCTAGTCTGTGTGCCTGGACCCCACACTTCAAACGGGTCAGCCTTATCTAAGGCTCGCTTTACATACATCGGGAACGGATAAGTTAAGTCTTGGTCTGTACCATATCCGCTGAAAGGTCTGAAGATATAAACATTATCAATAAAGGATGCAAGATACTCTCCGATAAGTTTAGATGCACCGTATGTCATATCAGGCATACTTGCGTGTTCCCAACAGGACATAGTTTCTTTTAACTTAACGTTGCGCTCTGGTGTCTGAAGTGATACTGGGTAAGCAGCACTGCTAGAGAAGTAAACTACCTTCTTAGGTTTAGTCTTCAAGCACCACTGGAAGAACTCAGAGTCAATGCTGAAGTTATCTGCAACCGCAAGTGGGCGACCCTCGATGGATTCACGCCCACCTACGATGGCTGCAAGGTGTATCACTAGGTCAAACTGTGTGTCATTCTCTTTGAAGAAATCCCTACAGTCTTTCCCATCCTTGATATCAACGCCGGTGATGTCCCAGTATTTCTTAGTCAGCTCATCCAAGAAATATCTACCGACGAAACCTCTGCTACCTGTAATTAAAATCTTCATTGGCTAACCGCCATAAGTACCTTGATTGCATCATCCTTCAGGTTGTTCTCGCAGTACTCTTTGAAGGCGAGCGCATCGTGATTAGATACATCCGATGAGTTAACCTCTAGGTATTGTGCATCTGCCTGTGACTTGCCAGCCATATAGTGCATATGTTCAATGATTGCATTGGGTACATAATCTAATGCACCGATAACCTGACCAAAGGTTTTCCAGAAGTTATCCATATACAAGTGGATTAACTTTGGTGGAGAGAAGAATCCCAGTTCTCTACTGATATTGGTTGACATCATAACCATAGTCGGCAGATTAACTCCTTGGAACAAGTCATTACCGTATGAAATACCAAAGCCTCTGTTGCGAATTGGTTCATATAGTTTCTCATCCCAACCTTCGGTTCTAACCATATGGTCATCACCCATAAAGGTAATAGTCTCATACTTGTCGTGATACTTATTGACCAGCAGGTTGAGTGTCCCATTCATCTTAAGCCTCGGGTTAACCTCACGGATAACACCCTCTAGTTCAGGGTAGTTATGTGCGTCATCATCATCAAGGCCGATGAGAAAATCAGATATCTTACTGTGCGCTTTGAGCGCATCAAAAGCGGCAGCAGCTTTATCAGGTCTGCCTCTTGCTGGGATTATTACTAGGTTAGTATTCATAGGTATTTATCCGTAACGTCTCGGTATTCTCTATCTATATCTGAGTATCCTGGCATCTGTCCAACCAGTGCTGGCTTTGCACAGTATGCCTTTATGTGTGGATGTTGTGAAGCCAGTGCTATATCAACAGGCCACACGTGGAATGTAGCGTTGTATGCCTTTGGTAAGTATCTACCCCTGATGCCGTAGGCGTGAGCCGAAAAGCTATCTACCATCTTGACTACTCCTTCAGCTTGTGGTTTGAAGTGGTGATGCCAAGCACCAAGGTAAAGCATATCCCAATCATCAGGAACTCTGCTGTATACATCAGCAAACTTATTGTTAAAGTCTTCAACAAACAAAGCATCATCTTCAAATATCAAAAGGCTCTTAATGCCATCATCTAAGGCTTGCTTCATTATCTCTTGATGACCCTTCTTGCAAGCATCTCGATATAAGAACTTAGGTGGGTCACCTTCATATGCTGCAAAGCGCTCATAAGTAATACCTAGTTCCTTGGCCTGCTTGTCAAAGTGTTCCAGCCTGTCCGTTCTTTTATCTAAGTTAAGTACTACAATCCTGTCGAAGATTTCGTTTAGCACTAGTAACGTACCTCAGGATTACTGCGCCTAACCATCCTGCCTATCTCATCTACATTTTCTATGCGACAGGTAGCGTAATCAACAAACAGCGGTACGTGCTGGTCAGCATTGGCATACATAGGACCGAAGCGGTTCTTTACCGGAGCCACACGTAGTGTGCCTTCCAACGGTGAGTATCCCAACGTTAAGATAAGTGACGGAAGTTGAGATACTTTACCGTGAATCGCTCTTCTTGCAGGTGGAGTAGTGGTATCACCATACTCACCTTGCTCAGAGACGTGGTGTAAAACCATTACACAGGCTTCAGTCTTTCTAGCCATATCGTGCAGCTCCATCATTATCTGACGCAAGCCTGCCCATTCATTCTCGCTTTCAGCGACAACGTTCATCAGGTTATCTATAACTATCAGCTCTGGTGCTATGCCATAGACTTCAACATAGGCCTTTACCTCTAGCTCAATATCATCTAACGATGGTGATGAATCAAAGACCCATTGGATATGTGTCATATTCTGCAGGTACTTATCGTAATGCTTCGGGTTATTCTGTAGGTTAGTCTCGACACTGACCTGTCCGTGACCTGACAATGCCGAGACTACCCTAATCATTACCGTTGCAGTATCTGTATCTGCTGAGAAGAACAAAGTTGGCACCTTTGCTCGTATCGCATAGACCAAAGCAAACATAGACTTTCCAGCGTTAGGTGCAGCGGCAACCATACACACTTGACCTCGCCGAAACTTTATCTGTTTGCTGCTTAAGTCTTTCCAGACATCAGGCAGAGGCATTGCTTTAGTTGTGACACTGCTCCAAGCACGTGACAACTTAAGCACTACGTTCCTCCCTCGGTAGAACTATCCCTCGTCTTCTTCTTATCAGCGTTCTTTCGTAAGCTGTAAGTCCTCCCCATACACCAAATCTTTCAAATTTGATGCCCCATTCTGCACACTCAGCTTTATGGATACAGTTGTTACATATACTTCTAGCGTAAACAACGTCCCCATTGGTGCCGTATCCACTTTCGGGGAACCAGGCATCACCGTTTCCTGTTTGTGCACATAGCGGAGCCTCGTAGTGACGTGGCTCTCGCATCGAATCACTTGACCCAGATTGTTGGGCACTTGTCCGTTGCTCCCTTTGGAGCAGCGCACATATATCCCTTCCAAGGTCCTTTGGCTCCAGTGCCTGTACGGAAGGACATCTCACCGTGCTTACATACGTGTCCCTCACCTGCAGCAGGTGCTGCTACCTGTGGTGTATAACTACGTACGGGCGCAGGCGCAGCAGCGCCTCCGAAAGATTGGCTAACGCTTCCAATAAGGGTGGAAAAGTCTTGCGCTGCAGTTAGCAGCGATTCTAGTTCCTCCTTGTTTGATGCGTAAAGATTGATAAGAGTTCCATCAGGTGACTTGAAGTTAACCTGGAACTTAGTTGATTCTGGTGCAGCCATTTACTTTCCTCCGTTATGTTTAATCGAAAGCCTTGCGCTTTCTTTGCCCTGCTTAGTTGGCACGAAGCCTAGTGCTTTCTCCACCGCTTCTTTGTCAACTGTATTTGTTTGGACTGTTGTCCATTTAATCTCGAAACCAGATTTAGTTACGCCGAGTAATCCAGAAAGCCCTTCTCGCAATGCTTCCTTTCGTTCGGTCAGCTCCTTAATCTGGTTGTCGAGTTGTACATATTCCATAGCAGAGGAGTCTGCATCTGGATTATCTATCACTGGTAATTCAGTTTTTGTAACTTCTTTTTTTAGACCAACGCATCCCATCTCGCCTGATGCGTCATAGAACTTGCAATAGAATTTGCAGTATGACTCATCGCGTTCCGGTGCTGGTGCTTCAGCAGAGTCTTTGATAGCAGCAAGCCAGTCGAGGGCTTCTAACGCTATCTTCTCATCGTAAGGTTCAGAGTGGACTTTGATATCGCGCTCATCACCATCTCTTGGTATGGCTACCAAATTAACAGTCTTGACCTTCCCCTTGCCAGACTTTTCAATCAGGTAGCCATAAGTTTGTACCTGCCAGCGCTGTTGTTGGCTCGGGAAGTAGCTTAGGTTCTTAGCCTTTACTGTCTTCCAGTCAATGACATCTCCTGAGTCCGGTAGGAAAGCATCAACGTGAGCCTTCATTCCGTTGTATTCAACGGTAGTCTCTAGCATTATTGAGTTGTTACCAGCGAAAGCGTTTTCGATTGCTGAATGTATTGCCGTGCCCATTATGGCAGCTAGCTTTAACTCATTCTCATTTGTCTCTGGCTGGTTGTTGAGTCGATACCAAACCTTACGGCGGCACCCACCCAATTCTGATGGACCAATCTGCACCTGCGTGCTACGTGGTCTGTTGTTTTCCTTGTCGTGTAATGCTTTGACAAGTAGTTCTTTTATATCCATTTCTGCCACCTGGTAATTGTAATGTTAAAGAATAGAAAATTCAACTGTGTAATAGATGCTTCGTGAAACCCTTCAGGGTGAGCATATAGTTTGTAGTAATCAAAACCCAAAGCAAAGTTGCTAAGGTAATGACGGTTTAAGTTAACCGAATATCTGCCGAAGTCTTGTCTCATCAGTACTCCCTTTCTTGAGTAACCAACTGTATGGGTGGGCAAGTATTAACGTCAAGCACCGATGCTATTTCCACAGCTCTTCGGGCGTGTCGCTCTACTGTGGAAGGTTTGATAGAACTGCCCAAGCCATAGAGATAACCAAGAGCGAAAGCACCACCCGACCCCAGACCGTAGATTCCAATGTCGCTCTTGATGAACGATAAGTCGACAGCAATGTGGAATAGGTTTCCGTTGAACGCAACGAGGTAATCAAACCCCGAATCCTTATCTTTAGTTGCTTCATATGGGTCATATCCATTCTCCTTGAACGCCGTGATTATGGACGGCAGTACCTTTTTACCCATCCACTGTATTGCATCTGCACCTTTATACACCGGCGGTTTCCAGTTATAAGCCAAGATGTCACCAGGACGTGAGTCACCCGTGATAGCCAGCAGATACTTACCAACGGAGATTATCTTTGGTGTGGATGTACTTACGGTGCGTAAGTTATCCTCGGTGATTTGAGAATCGGCTGCAATTACACAGCGGTCCTCTAGTTGTACTGCTGCTATTGTTGTCATAGTTAGAAAATTTTACCCTCTCTACGGCGTGTCGCAACGGCGACACTCCCAACGGATTTCTATAATATGAGCCGTAGGCGAATTACAGATACGGTAACCGAGGCGGCGCTGAAAGCGCCGAGGCGACTGACCACAGGAAGGAGCCGTCCTGAGCAATGCTGTTCCGTCTACTTAGGCTGCGGAAAAATAGTCTACCACCAATACAGGCTTCTGACTTAAGAAGCGTTGGTCCGACGCATCAATGCGTCTGCGGATGTACAGTCTTTCATACATACGTTCAGTTTGATAACTACGAAATCTGCTGGTATGCCCTAGATGTACAGTGCGCTAACTGTGGCAACTTACTTAAAGCTCCCTGCCCAATAGATAATCCCGATATTCAGGCATAAAAAAAGAAGGCCCTCAGGATTTCTCCCAAGGGCCTTTGCCTCGCGCTACTAACTACTATGCTCCTCTGCCAAATTCCTTTGCAGATGGGTCTAGCCACTTCAATACAGGACCGAGGAATCCTGCTAGAGCTGCTGCTCCCAATGTCTTAACATCAGTCTCACCAGCTAGGTAAAGTGCGATAGCAGCGGATGCTGCAGCACGGAACCAAGTAAGCGATACTTGCTTTAGTGTTTCCATTTATACTGCCTTTCTTTTAGTATTGTGAACCTTGCAGCAGGTGCATACTGGTACCACTACGGTATCTTCTGCAGCCTTCTTCTTTGGCTTAGGCTGTAATTTAGCCTTTACCTGATTCACAATCTTAGGTTGGTTCATCCACCAGAACCAAGGACTTGTATCCTTGGAGTGCTTCGCGTAGATGTTTATATGTAAATGTTTTGTATGGGGGTTGCTACCCTTGTATGGACGGTTGCCAGCCTTGGCATACTTACGGCTCCAGATTTTCTTATTGAAGATTAGGTACTCTACCCGTTCATCTTCCTTCAGCTTCTCAAAGATAACTGCACAATCAACCCCATTAGCTGGGTCGTGAGTTAAATCAACAGCAAGGCCGCTGTTGTGACTGCTGGTTGGATTTAGCTTGAGATGTGCCGATGAAGGCAACAAGCCGTCTGACAGTTTCTTGCGCTTCGGCCACAACGCTGTCGCCTGACGAAGAACAGCAATAGCAGCAGGAGTTGCTGCCTTTACAACTTTCGGTTTCATTCATCTCCTTATTGCTGCCTGTACTATGTCGGTTAATATGTCAACCTTGTTTTCTAGGACATCAACTTTTTGTTCTAAAGAATTTACTTTGTCTTTGATACTGCC